TCGTAGCAAGCAACAGTTGGTAAGAATTGATAGAGACGCTATAAGCGAACCGCTTACATTTGCATCTGCTATTCCTCCAATGTATGATGCTATTGTTATTAGCGATTATAATAAAGGCACAGTTACATACGACTTAGTAGAAGAACTACGTAATGAGTTCGTTGGACCTATCTTTATTGATACAAAGAAAACAGATTTAGCACGCTTTAATGGGTGCTATGTAAAGATTAATGAGTTAGAAAAGAGTCGCGCAACCAGCTTGCCCGATGACGAGTGGTTAATTACTACTTACGGTGAGAAAGGTGCTATGTGGAAACACAGTGCATTTTCTTCAGAAAACTCTGTAAAAGTAGCAGACGTAACAGGAGCCGGTGACACATTTTTGTCGGCCTTGGTCTATGAATACTTAAATACAAATGACATGAAAGCAGCGATAGTATTTGCAAATAAAGCAAGTTCGATTACTGTGCAACGTATAGGAGTTTATGCTCCGACGTTAGAAGAGATTACGCGGGTATGATGTAATGGTTGCCTGTGACCTTGCCAAGGTTATCGTAGGAGTTCGATTCTCCTTACCCGCTCCATAATAAAAATAATATGACAAGATTAGACGGATTCGTAGAAAAAGGTTGGGGACATGAGTTTATCTTTGCAACCAACGATAAGTATTGCGGTAAGCTGTTGAAGTTTAACAAAGATGCCCGGTTCAGTATGCACTTTCACAGTGTTAAAGACGAAACTTGGTATGTGTTAGATGGTAAGTTTAAAGTCATTGTAATCAATACTGCAAACGCATCACAAACAGAATACACATTGAGTCCCGGAGACACTTGGCACAATCCTCCATTGTTGCCACATCAAGTTATTTGCATTGAAGAGGGCACGCTGATTGAAGTTAGCACACCTGATTCAGTTGAAGATAATTATCGTGTGGCTAAGGGCGACAGCCAGAAATAAAGTATTGTAATAAATACTTTATTATGAAAATACACGAATTATTTGAATCACCTGCTCCTGTTATTGATCGTCCTCCGGTCAATCAAGAAAAAGAAGTTCCATTACATGTTCCCGGGGGTGCAACAGTTGTTATCTTAAATGATGATGTTACACCATTCGAAGTTGTAGTAGAAGCAGTTGTTGCAGGAACTGGTCTTAGTGTAGACGAAGCAGCTAGACGAGTACATCATACTCATCGAGAAGGATGGAGTCCAGTTGCAAGTTATGCCAGTGTTGATATGGCAGAAACTGTAGCAAGTAGAATAGAACATCACGCTCGTGGAAATACTCGATACGATCACTATAGGCCACATATTCCGTATCAAGGTCGTAGAGGTTTTAATGGCCCATGGCCATTAACTACAGAAGTAATGGATGCAGATCAAACTTAATCTCGCTATCGTATAATGGATAATACAAGGCACTCCTAACGCTTAAATGTAAGTTCGATTCTTACTGGCGGGACCAATTTTAGGGTATATCACTTTGGTGGTATGCCCTTTTTTTACGATTGACGTTTCTTAAAAGTTGTGCTATAATATTTTATAAAGGAGAAATTTTATGCCGTGGATTGAAAATGTATCGTTCGGTGATGTTCCACGTGGCCGGCATCACAACGCAGGTGAAAACTCTATGCTGATTCAGATCGTGGATCCAGATATGGAATTTCCTACGCCTATGCACAAGTTCAAAGAAACACATCAGTTTAAATTTCTTGACTTAGAGAAAAACGACGATGCTGACGAAGCATTAAAGGTCAGCGATGCACAAGCAGAACAGCTTGTAGACCTGTTAAAACACGCCTTAGACAAGCGCATGAATGTTGTTGTGCATTGTGTAGCAGGCGTATGTCGTAGCGGCGCGGTGTGCGAAGTAGGCGTTATGCTGGGGTTTAACGATTGCGAAGTGTTTCGTAGTCCTAATCTGTTGGTCAAGCACAAGATGATGAAATACTTAGGTTGGACTTACGATGAACAAGAGCCGCATACTATTAATGGTATAACACTAGACAGTGGATTAATCGTCCCGGCGAAGGCAGTAGATTGGAATAACGATAATGAAAAAGTCTTTGCATTGGCAAAGGCTCGAAAAGAAAGAAGAGAACAAGAAGGAGAGTGATGTATAATGTAATAGGTAAAGAAGAAACATTCAAGGTTCTTACACTTGCAGAAGCAATGAACCTTGCAAAGCACATGAACGAGTTTGTGACTATCAAAGGTCCGGACTTTGAAATTGTGGGTATATTTGGTGTAGATTCTATTAAAGATGGAGTTTGCCCAGACGGAGTTAAATACGATTGGAACAAAGCAAGCCGAATAGGTGCTCCAAAACGCGGAACGTAACATGGATAATCTCGAACCCTGGGAAGAAGTTATTATTAATTCTACTAATCAGATATACGCAAGGAGAATGATTAAGAAGATTAAAGAATATCGTGCTAAGTACAAAGGAATTGATGTTAACTCGATTGCAGAACAGTTTGCATCAAATGATGATGAAGGTAAAAAAGAATGGGCATTAGAGTATAATAACATGCAATCTATTGTTAAAATCTGTAGGCTTCATCGACGTATTCAGTCCGAATCAGACCGCGAGGCAGAAGAGAAAGCGCGAAGAACAAAACATGATCCCAGCTACGGGAAAAATTATAAAGAAAGATATGGAGATTGGTATGATTAAAATTATTGAAATTAGGGCCGCAGAAGGCGGCGATGATAGTAAACTATTTGTAAAAGACTTGGCACAAGCCTATATCAAATTTGCACACAGCAAAGGCTGAGCTACCCGCCTGATAAATGAATATCTTGGCGAGCTACATTTAGAAGTCCAAGGTACTGATTTATCCGGCTTAGAGCAAGAAGCAGGAGGACATCGCATACAGCGAGTACCTCCTACTGAACGCAAAGGGCGTGTCCATACCAGCACTGTGACCGTTGCCGTCATAGACCACATGGCAGAAATTAGATCTGCAACTATACCAGACAGTGATTTAAAAATTGAATGGTACAGTGGCACAGGCGCTGGGGGACAGCACAGGAATAAACACCAAAATTCCTGCCGGATAACTCACATTCCATCAGGCACAGTTGTTACAGCACAATGCAGAAGTAGGCAAAACAGCCTTGCAGAAGCAATGGGCACAATACAAGCTCACGTTGACAATCTTGCTAAGACAGCGTATAATAAAGATATAGCGATCGACAGAAAGCAGCAAGTTGGTAGTGGTATGCGTGGAGATAAGATCCGCACCTATCGCTTTCAAGATGATCGAGTGCAAGATCACCTTACTGGCAAAGCTGCTAAATGTTCGGTTGTGTTAAAGGGCAACTTTGAGTTGCTCTGGAATTAATATGACTGAAAAGACAAAGAAAGAAATTGAACATAGAGACCGATTAGGTAGATTACTTAAACAAGGCGATTGTGTTGCTGTTGGGCATCACAATGGCCTTATGATCGGAACCATTAAAAAGATCAATCCAAAAATGCTTAAGATTGTTCGAGTAGGATCAGCATACGCCAGAAGCGACGGGTACAACAAGTATCCAAGTGAGTGTGTTCTACTCGACGGTCCAGAAGTTACAATGTTTTTATTATCAGGAAAGAGCTGACATGAAATACAGATACATCGGTTGGTGTAAAGACGAAAAGACAAACAGCGACAAGGTGTGGGGTGCAATCGAATTGCAAGCACCAACCACATCTTACGATGTTGATGGCAAGTATGTAACCTTCTGGGGTCGCCGTGGTGCTAAACTACAAACTAAAATAGTCGAAGGTAGTCTCTGGGATGTACATAAACCTTTCCTTAAAAAGTTAGACAAAGGCTACAAGGAAATAGAAGAACATCAATTGGATGAAGTCTATCCAGGCTTTGAAAAAGATCTACAAAAGACAGCAGTGTGGTCTATGCTTAAATGTTGAGGAAATAAAATGATTACAGGCGTTCGTTGGTTTACAGGTCGTAGCTGTATTGGTGTTGTTCAAGTAGTGCAAGATCATCAGAAGGATGTTTATCGTCAAACTGGTATTGCTGACTTCAAATACTACATCGGTGTAGGCGCTGGCGCAGACGAAAAAGCAGATGCAGCCTATATTGCAGAATACGGTTCAACGTTTGATTTTGCGGCTGGCAAAGTGTTGTTTGAGAAATATTTTGCAGCTGGCACAGTATTGTTTGAGAACTAATATGAAAATTGGAATTACAGGAACACGAGAAGGTATGAATGAGCATCAGTTTGAGTTGGTGCGTCAATACTTAACTGGTCGTTATTGCGAAGGTGCCGAATTCCATCACGGTGACTGTGTCGGAGTTGACGCCGAAGCTGCATTGTTGGCAAAAGAAATCGGCTACAAGATCGTCAGTCATCCTGGTCCAGATCACGACGGACTACGGGCTTATGTTGAATATGACGAGTGCCGTGAACCAGCAAGCCATTTCAAACGCAATCGAACTATTGTAGATGCGTGTGATTATCTGCTGGTAGTTCCTCTTCAAAATGAACGGCAAGAACGTGGCGGTACTTGGTACACATACGACTATGCTGTAAAAAAGAATAAATCTTTTATGGTCTTCTGGAGAGATAAGTGAGTAACTATTACGAAGATTATACCGATCCTGTGTGCATTTATCTTCCCTGCGGCAGTGTGGCGGAGTTTGACGACGGAAGCGGGTGTAGTCATAGATGCATGTATTGCGGAGCCACAGTGGGCAGTATGGGTATGCCAAGTAGATGCTCAAAAGAAATGAAAAAGTGGGACACTTTAAAATCTCTCGGTGGCAAAGGTTGGGATTATAAAACGGGCGGTCAAGAAAAATAATTTGACAAATGCAGTGTTGTTGTGTATAATATATACATGAGAACATTTATTACATCAGATTTACATTTCGGACATACTAACATTATGTCGTTCTGTCCTCAAGCGCGA